TTCCAGATATCTATAACTTTCTCAATAGCACCTCTAATAACTTTTCCTATGGCATCAGCAAAGAAACCGAGTATTGGAGACACAAAGTTCCAGCCCGTTTTGATTGCATCCCAAACAAAGCCAATACCTTCTTTTAGAACATTCCAAGCACCACCAAGCACATTGCCCACAATGTCAGCAAAGAAGCCGAGAGTTGGGGATATAAAGCTCCAACCCGCTGTGATTGCATCCCAGACAAAATTCACACCCTCTTTCAAAAATCCCCATGCGCCCCCAAGGACATTGCCCACAATGTCAGCAAAGAAGCCAAGAGTTGGGGATACCAAATCAAAGCCAACTGTAATTGCATCCCAAACAAAACTAATACCCTGCCTCAAAATATCCCAAGCCGCCCCTAGTACTGTTCCGATAAAATTAGCTAAAATAGTGAGCGTTGGAAGTACAGCATTTACGCCTTCCTTAATTACATCCCACACAAAACTAATGGCAGTCTTAAGGACATTCCATGCAAAAACAAATGCGGTCTGAATCCAGCCAGCAACTTTTTTCAAAACACCCCATGCAAACGGAATGATGAAACTTAGGTAATCCCAGTACAGTGAAGCTGCTTTCTTTAAGAAATCCCAAGCGGCTCCAAATGCTGTGCCGATCCATGAAGCAACTGTCTTCATGATGCCCCAAGCAAAACCAATAGCCCCGCCCAGATAGTCCCAGAACAATGAAGCTGCTTTCTTTAACACATCCCAAGCCGCACTGAATGCCGATCCAATCCAAGAACCAACTTGCTTCAAAAGATCCCACACAACACCAACAGCATCCTTGAAACCATCCCATACTTTTGCAAGTATTGGACCGAATGTGTCTTTCATCCAACTAAAGAACCATCTTGCCGCTTCGTACAAGATTGCGAATACCGCAACAAATATTAACCAGAGGGATCCGATATTCTCATGCCACCAATCGATAAACCCTGTAACTTTACTATAGATTGCATCCCACACGCCAAGAACCAAGTCTTTAACAAAACTAAACGCAGTGCCAACCACATCAATTACAATCTTTGCCAGACTGGACAGTATGTCCCCGACTTTCTTAATCATGCCCCAAACGGCTTCAAGAGCTAGCTTGACACCCCATGTTGCAATAACTGCAGCTACAAGAGCAAGCATGGCGACGAATCTAGCAACCCAGCTGACAATTGGATTTTCAGCAATTTTTTTGAATACATCTATCAACAATTTAAACGGCGCTAAAAGGACATTAAGAATTATTGAACCAATTGGGATAATCGCTCCCGATATCCCAGATACCATGCTGATAACCAAATCAATCACTCCATTTATTATTTTAAACGGAGCAGATATGACTTTCGCAACCATACCAATTACGAACTCAAGAACTGGGCCTACGATATCGTATATTTTCGCAATGACATCCATGACGAAACCTATTACTGAGAATAATGGACCCTTGATTGCGTTAAAGATGTTTACAATTACGACGACTACTCCGCCCACGACAGCCATAACAGCGCCAACAATAATGCCAATAGCGATGCCGATTCCTGCAGCAATTTTTCCTACAAGCTCCATTATGGGGGACAGTATTTCCTTAATCCCATCAAACACAGCACCTGCTACTCCGCTGAAGGAATTCCAAATGCTAGATGCTAGGTTTGCAAAATTGTCTTTAAGAGCATTGTAACCATCGACAAAGAATGAAACAATCTTGTTGAAAGTATCTTTAACAATTCCGCCAATGGCACCCCATATTTCTTTCATGAAGCCCAATATGTTCTGACCGATTGCCTTTATGGAATCCCAAACTCCATTGATTGCCAGCATTACTCCATCAAACACACCCGTGACTACAGTGCCAAGAATTTCCCATGCCTTTGTAAAGACATTGTTTACAAAATTCCTAAAGGCCTCCACTTTAATGTATAAATATATGAGCACTCCTATGATCACACCCACTGTTAGCGCTACTGCCGCACTTGCCGTAGCCAAAACTGCAATGAACGAAATTATCTTTGCAAAGGCAGCTTGTATTATTCCAAACAAAATTTTAAGAGAGAAGAACCCTGCTATTGCACCAACGGCTCCAAGTATTGCTGTTTTAACAGGACCAAGCATGTCGGCAAGATTTTTTGCACCATCCGCTATCGAGCTAAAGAAACCACCGCCACTCTTTTCGTCACCAACCTCAATAGCTACCTTAGGGATGAGAGGTCTTCTTACTAGGTGCTCTCCATATTTTGGATCCCTATTGCCCATCGACTCTCCAGGTGCAATTCCGTCAGTAGAGCCTTTAGCCGCACCTTCACCTCCACCTCCACTGTCCGCCTGCTCCCTGCTTATTTCGATTGTGTTGATCTCTGCTGCGATACTTACTATCTCAGCGAATAACCCAGTCATCTTTGCTTTAATATCCTCTAGATCTGCAAATGCTCCGCCAAATACTCTTTGGAAATCAGCTTCAGGCATTGCGGCAAAGATTGCCTTAAATTCCGCCCATAAAGTTCCCTTGAGGGCAACAAGTCTCCGTTTCAACTCATTGACCATTTCAACAAGTGCGAAACCGGCTGCCTCAACCCACAAATCTCTAGGTATGATTCCAGCAATTGATGCAGTAACTTTGCTAGACCAAGGAGTTACATACTGGGCAATGATTCCATCATTAAATGCTGTCTTGAATGCATCAGGCATTCCTGTTGCCAACATGTATGCGGCTCCAAGTATTGATGTAGCATTAGCAGTGCCATTGGCTGCTCCAAATTTTGATTTAGCCTCATCCACCAGCTTATCCATTGAAGTCGAGAACATACCGATTGACCTGTCACTCACTTCATTTATAGACATAGGCAGGCTATTCATTGCAGTATCAAATGTTGAAGCTATTTCATCGGAGAAACCTTGAGATGCAACACCAAGTCTTGATAGCAATGTTTTAAACTCATCCTCTGTGGAGAAGCCAACTGTCTTGATGTCTTCAATTTGCTTATCAAAGTCTCTAAACATTTGCTCATACTGCTTAACGAGCAAATCTTTTTCTTTATTGATTACATCAATAGCCTTTTCTCTTTGCTCAGACTGCTGCGTCTTAACTCTTTCTAAATCAAAATCTTTAAGCTCTTTATTGGAATCCCTTTCTGTTTTCTGGAATGAGAGGTCGAGTGATCGAACATCTTCCGTTCTGCCTTCATACGAAGCAACTTTTCTTTCTCGTAAATAATTTTCTCGATCTAGGGCCTTAGTCCTGATCATCTCCCTTCTCTTTTCTTCGTACTCTATTTTTGCCGTCAATCTTTCTTCTGCGTCAGCAAGCTGACCAATTGCATCTATTTGCGCATCAAAAGCCTCTAGTGCCTTATCTTTCTGATCATCAAGACCTCGCTTTAATGTGTCAATGTATCTATCGACACCAGCATCAGCTCTGGAGAAGAATCTGCCAGTAAAGTCTTCTTTGACTTCGAGCAACTTCTTTTTCATGCCCTTAGCTATTGCAGACCCCAGCGCCTCTCCACCAGCCGTTGCGGCGGGGGCATTTTTCTTAAGGGACTCATCTATTGCCTTCTTAATACCATCAGGGTCTCCTGTTCCATCAGCAAGTGCTTTATTTATTCCTCTTCCAATTTTCTTGGCATACGATTTATCTATATTGTCCATGCCTTCTTTAACTTTGTTATTTACAGACCCAGCGACCGAGCCCAATCCGTTAGCTATTGACTGACCAACTCCAGAAGCCCATTTATCGATATCACCACTAGATTTAGCAAGTTTCTTACCAATCACTTCCCCAGCAAGCCCGACTGTTACCAGCGCCCCACCCACGGCAACAATTTTTGCTGAGGCCCCCACCGTAAATGGAAGCAGGGCAATACCGATTCCGGCTATTAGCGATCCAAATAGGATGGCGATTTCTTGAGCGTAACCGCCAAGGTATTCAAGCATCTTTATGGTTGCTTTTGCAACACCTCCAATGATCGCTCCGATAACACCGCCAAGATGAGGGAGTAGTGTTTCCATATAACCAAGAATTTTTGAAGTAAACGCCAAAACTTCATACAGAAGAGAAAGGAGGAATGCTTTAAAATTATTGCTAGCACTTGCGGATCCCGAGAACGCCCCTTTTATCGCTCTACCTAAAAGGATGAATCTGTTTACTAATCTAATAACAACAGGGCCGAGCGTATTCTTCATAAAACTAGCGCCAGTGCCTCTTGCGAAGTCATTAAATGCCTTAGCAACCGCCCTGAACGCCCTTGCAAGGGTGTAAATTACACCAGCAGTTTTTCCGCTTTGATCGGTTGCTTTTGTAAATCCACCATAAGCATTTATAATGTCCATAATTGGATTTGCTAATGCATAGAAGGCTCCCTTTATTAAAATAACTCCCTCTTTCAAGATAGCTATTGCTTTAGAATTATCAGTGACTCCTCTCTTCAATTGGAAAAATATTGCGCCTATTACAATAACTATTGGAGCAAACAACAGCATTGCGGCATTGAGTTTGATAGCAATTGCTAATACTGAGAAAATTGTTTTTAGAATTCCGCCAAAGCCAGCTTTTAGAGCCGCTCCTATCTGAGTGAAGGCAGCTAGGCCTACGAGTGATTTTCTAAACCTACTAACTCCAGCAGGCAGAGCTGCGATTGCCGCCCGCATTGCTTCCACTCTTGCACGGGTATTGCCAAATATATTGAGATACATAATGGCAGATTTCAATGATTTAACAAAAGTAATCATTCCCGCAGTCAACATAAATGTCCAGGCCTTAGTTACTTTTGATCTTTGCAAGGTGGATAGGAATGTTTTAAATTCCGCATTAGTTGTTGAGGCGAGTACGCTTCCGACTTTTCCGAACGCAAATCCGAGATCTTTTATTACTGAGCTCGTTAATTTACCGCTAAAACCAATTTTATCCGCAGCACGAGAAGCTGCTAGCGACATCTTGGTAAATGTTGAGGCCGCCGTAGATGAAATTCGGTACCCCTCTGCCAGCACACTCAACCCAGAAGATGCCAACTTTAGATGCGAGGCGATAAAGCCACCGCCAGCTCTTGCGTAAGCCGAGCCCAATCCCGCAGCGGCATCTGATGCACCTTTAAATGCGGATGACATTGCGCCAGTTAATTTGCTAGTTATAGCATTTGATACACTCGAAACTTTTGCTTGAAGAGTACCTAGTGATTTTGTAATCTTATCTATCGGAGCACCAGATGGCGTTGGGAAGAAAGGGGCTTTTGGTATTGCAGCACCAGTTGGTGTTGGGAATACTGGAGCTTTTGGTTTTGAAACTAAACCTTTTGGTAAAGTATATCCAGTTTTTCTGCCTAGGCTAGCAAGTTGATCGTCTGTTAATGACTTACCAGTTCTTGTTTCTATCCGACCTTTTAATTTAGCAAAATTCCTTCTTGCCATTGATTGCCTTGCCGCAACAGCCCGTGGATCATCTGGATCAATCAAATCGCCTCTTGCTTTGGCAAGCCTAGACGCATCTTTTGCTCTATCGGTTATATTGAATTTTAACTTATCCGCCGTTATCAGCTTCCCTTGGAAAATGTTTGGTCCCTGGAAGAAGTTCGGTCCTTTAAAGAAGTTAGCGAGTGATTTATCAAAACTTACAGCGGTCTCTTTAACCGCCTTGACTATTCGACTTGAACCCGAGTCGGTGTCTGGCACAATACCTTTCAGGTCTTTTATATTTATCTTCGGAGCAGTAACGGCAGAAGGTGTAGCGGGTGCAGTAGGGCCAAGCCGAGGAGCGGGTGCGGGTTTCGGAGCAGAGGTTGGTGCAGCAACACTAGTCGCTGCAGCGGAGACCGCTCTGGCGAGCTTATCGGTAGCGGTCTTTGCATTATTCGTTGCTCCAACAAGTTTTTCTTTTGCTGCTTTTAATCTAGTTGTTGTAGAACGACCTAGCTCTTCAGCATTAGCTTGGGCAGCGGCGACTTCAGTTTGTGCTTTAACGAGTGTATTTAATTTTGCCTTTAGTTCTTTCTGAGCCTTTTGGACTTTTAAGCCGCTTTCTGATGCAAGCTGCTCTGCGGTCATTGCGGCAATCTGACTTTCTATTTTAGCAATCTGTGCAACTTTCGCCTTGCCTAGTGCTTTTGTGATTTGCTCATCAGCAAGAGCAGGGGGCGCTGGGGGCGCAGGAGGCGCAGGAGGCGCAGGAGGCGCAGGAGGTGCGGCGGGCGCAGCAGGTGCGGCAGGTGCGGCAGGTGCAGCAGGTGCGGCAGGAGCAGCGGGAGCAGCGGGAGCAGCAGGTGCAGCAGGTGCGGCTCCTTTCCCTCCTGTTACTTTATTTAGTATTGCCTCTGTTTCAAGCTTACTTGCTGCCTGAGATGCCTTTCGAACAGCGGGTCGGCTAGTTTGAGCTGGTCCGACTCCTGCCGCAGAGCGTTGCGCCTTAACTGCCTTCCCTCTCCTCACATCTTGGACAATATTGCCCATTTCAATTAATGTATTTTGCTTAAGGGTTCCTGCAAGACCAGCTGCTCGTTTAAATATGCCCTGAGCGCCCTTCTCAGCCTCTGCAACAGCATATGTACCCGATGCCAGGGAGTCAGTCAAAATATCAGACAGGGATTGCACAAGCAATGTATGATTAGCCGTTACATTCTTAGCAAGACCTTTGGCTTTTTCAAATACCCTCCCCAAACTTTTCTTCGCCATTTGGCCCGGGCTGGCGCTACCTTTACCTAGTTGAGGGGTTTGTTTAATTGATATCAATAAATCTTTAATAGTATTATCTAATCTAGATTTAATTGATTTAGCAGTAGCGCTATCAACTTCCTGATTCATCAAATCAAGACTTGTTGCAAGTACTGGTCCAACTCCTGCTCCAGGAGTTGCTCCAACAGTAGCCTGAGCAACTTGTCGAATGATTGCTTTCTTATTGTCACCAAACGACTTTGGAAGCTGATTTACGAAATCATCAATAGATTTATTTACAATATCCCTAAGTGATTGCATCTCCTTGCCGACAGCACCCATTCCGCCGCTGACAGCTGGTAGCTTGTCCCGCATCTTTTTGAATTGGTTAAGCGCTTTAGTTCGGGCTGCCGTTTTTGCAGGAGAAACATCTGCAACCATTTCGTCAAGATGACCAGCAAATACCTTTCCACTGTCTCCCATGTTTTTAAACATTTTCTTTGTAGCATCAACAGCTTTTTTATTCGACAACAATGCTTTTTCAGCACCGGAATCGTAATCAACTGAGAGAGGGTTGAATGCCTGAATACTGTCCAGACCTCTTTTTTGAGCTACATTCCGAAGAGCTTGCTCTCTAATCTTCTTTTCTCCAGCAGAAGTAATTTTGCTACCTAACGGCGCTTTAGAAAGGTTATCTGCTTTGATTTGCGCAAATTCTTCTTCAATTACTTGCTTAAGCACTTTATCTTTTGTTGTTCTTAAAGAGTCAATTTGTTTTTGCAAATTTGTTTCATACAGCACCCTGGCTTTTGGATCAAGACCTGTTGCGTCAATATCTTTAACCACATTTGAAAGAAGATTTGAATAATCTTTTTTCTGAGACGGCATGTTTTGAAGCTGAGACGAGGGCATTTGATTTTGCACATTTAATAGTGCAGAAGTTGCCGGGGTCGCTGGGATGAATTTTTCAGTGTTCAACATTAGTGCCTTAACCAGAGCATCTTGAGATTTCCTTATCACGCCCCTCTGTTTTGCTCTAACTTTTTCGACTGATGAACCAATCAAATCTTTCTGCTGAATTGGAGCATCGAATGCTTTTTTAGCAGCATCCAAATCATCTTGTAATTTTTTAATTACATTAGCATTAGCCGGCCCTTGTATTTGTTCAACACCAACAGGGGGTCCGTCTTCAAAGGAATATGCTGCAAGCCTTGCGGCCTGCGCCGCTTTCCTTTGCTTTACCGCTTCGGCTTTTTCTCTATTTGATACACCCGACCTTCTGCTTGCTTGATCAAGTGCCAGTTTTTCTTGAATCGAGCCAACATAATTTCTTGCTTTATTTTTAGCATTAACATTCATTGTTTGAGACATTCTAGGATTAACTCTCGGGTCCGTTTGATCCGACAAAAGTTGACTTATTACTGGCAGATACGGTCTAGAGGACGCAGACCTTTCTGCGTTAAACGCAAAGAAATTTTTACCTCTAAAGGATCCAAAAGGTGTTGGTGATTTCTTTTCAAATTGCTTTGTAAGATTTTTAAAGAAATCAGATTTGGCCTTCTTGGTGAGCTCCATTTCTCTTTGAGTTGTTTTGATAAATTCATATTCATCAGGGATTTGCTGACCAGCGCTATCAAAGAAATCAGCAATTTCTTTATAGGAAAGCTTTACGAGAGCAGCTTGTCCAGCCGGGGCTCTTGTTGCTTTTGAAACAACCTTCCCAGCTTTAACGGCATTCTTTGTTGCTTTTTCTACTGCAGCACTTGTTCCAGCCGATGCTTCTGTTACTGCCCCAACTGTCTCCTTTAGAGGTGCAGTTGCTGCACTAACAGCTTCACCAACAGTTTTTTCAACTGCTGTTTTTACTTTCTTTGGCGAACCACGGGGTGACTTACCCTTTGGCTTAGTAGCTTCTTTAACAACCTCTTTAGCTTTTTCAACTTCTTTTGTAACTGTTTTGCTAAGTGCTTCCAATTCAGCTTTGGCTCCATCAGCTACTTCCTTGACAGCTGCCGCAATAGGTGCACTAATTGTTGCAGCCTTACCCATGTCTTTAGCCGATGGGATTGAAATCTTTCTTGAACTTGCTTGGTCAAATCTTGGGTCTGTAAAATAGCGACTTGGCGTTGCCATAGAATCAGCCAATCTCTCCTCTTCACCGATAAGTACATCACTGATTCCACCAAAAGCTTTGCGGCTTCCAAACCCACTCGCTGGTCTTCCGCCTGATCGTGGAGTGATTGGTGCGCCTATTGGTGTTCCACCTGTTGCTGGAGTTTTTGGAGTGCGCGGTCCAGTGCCAGTACCACCAGGACCAGCAGTTCCGCCTCCAAACTTGTTTCCAATAAAAGTATTGTTTTGAAATATCGTTCCCTTTAAAGATTTAGCAATTGACTTAGCAGTGCTCTCTGTTGCTTTTGTTGAAGCGTCAGCAATCTTCGCTGGGATGGCACCCATATCTCTGAGCATAGAATCAATTAACTCTTCAGTATTTTTTAACCCCAACTTAGATGATGCGCCCAATATTGATTTAACAGATTTCTTGCCAGACGGATCAGCCATGCCAGAATTCTCAAGTAATTCACGAACTGGTAGACTGACACCCGAGGCATCAGGGACCATTTTTCTTCTATTTAGAATTCCTTTTCGATAACCCGGTGCATCCCTTTTTTGCTCCAATAAAAATGTGTCATCTGTGTATTGAGTTAACTTATTATAACCCCGAGTTATTTTAGGGTTTGTAAGAATATCTTGTAATGAAACTGTTACGGCTTTTACGCCCATAAGCGATGAGCGCAAACCGTTTGCGCCAAAAATCATTTTGCCGAAACCAGATATTGCCCCTCCGAACAGAACTTTCATAGTAGCCATAATTATTTTAAATTGAGGAATTAACAGCGCAGCAAAAACTAGAAATCCTAACGCCTTTCTTGTGCCGGGCCCTAATCCTTTTAGAAAATCTTCAACTTTCTGGAATAGGGGTAGAATAATTTTAACAACGCTATCGACAACTGGAATTATTGCCCGACCTATTCCGAGGAGCGCCTCTCTTAATTTATCAAAGCGAATAGCGGCAGTATCAATTGCTGCATTAAGTTCTTGCTCCATTTGTGCGCCAGCAAAGCTCGCTCCACCCATGGCTTCCATGAAATAAATCTTTCCAGCTTCAGTTCCAACTTTTGCAATAAAATCTGTAGTATCAGAGTAAACTCCTTGCAATGCTTTGGCAGCATCCTTCTGTCCTTCTTGTACCAGCTTTGCTTGCTGTGTGTACTCACCATTAACTTCTTTTGTCGCCATTCTATGGAGATTACTTAAGTCAACTATCTTCTTTAGAGAGACACCTTCATAGCCATATGCTTTGAGTCTTTGGTTAACTTTATTTTCCAACTCATTAGCGATAGTTCTTTCTGCGCTTCCAACTTTATCGAGCTCCGTTTGGAAAGCAGCAAGTTGCCTAATTGAGGTTTCCATTCGGGGTCCCTGTCTGACACCGAAAAGTCTTGCAAATAACTCAAGAGTTCCTTGCTCACCTTTGATCGACAACAAAGAATTAAAACCATCAACGAGCATTTGAATATTTTCCATACCTACGCCAGCGGAATATTGGAAATCATCACCAAGGGCTTGATTCAAGCCTTGAATTATACCCGTGTTTTGCTTGGTCATAGCGACCATTCTCTGCAGAGAAACTTTAATGGAGTTCGCTGATGCTCCCACTTGATATCCGGCAGCAACCATCGGCGCTAGAAGTGCTGTTGTTTCCGACATTGACAAACCGAAAGTTGTCGCTGCAGCAGACACTTCAGGGAATGCATCTGCTATATCCTTCAAAGACAGCGTTGTTTTGTTTTCAACCAAGTTGAAAATTGCAAGCTGACCTGTTAATTCAGCAATGATCTTTTGCATAGTATCGGCATCAGTCAAGTCAAGGGTATACCCGCCCTGAGTCGCCAAATCTCTACGGACTCTCAATATGTTCTGATATACCGACTGAATGAAGGCCTGGGATTGACCAATGTCCAAGTTACCTAATTTCTCAAGCTTTACAGTTAGATCCACAAGCTCAGTTATGGCGTTACTGACTTGACCGTCAAGGTTGGTAAAAAACGCTGTCGATACACCAAGTTCAGCAAAATCACCTGCAAGTCCCTGCACAAGTATTCTGGAAACTCCGAATGTCCTTGTGATCTTATCCAATGGAGCATTCATTTTTTCCATTTCTTTTCTTGCCAGAACTATTGCTTCTGCGCCAGTTCCAAATCCGTCAGAAATTAATTTTGTCAATCTAACTTGCTCTCTTTCAAGTTTTGTATAGTTGAAAAATGCAGTCCTGAATGCTTGCAAGATCGGGGCAGTTACTGCTGCCGCCATGTAATAAGAACTTCTTTGAGCAGCAATTCCGGCTTTAGAAATTTTGTTACCATAAGCTTCAATGGCATTTCCTTTCATAACTTTTTCCAGTTTGCCAGAAGAAGCAATCATCGAATTCAAATGAGTATTTGTTTGGGCATAAGACTTTTGAATCGCTGGGGTCATACCGCCTGATGCAGCAACTTTCCTTTGCGCAGCGTCTAGAGCAATAAGGTGCTTCTCTGTTTGTCTAATAACCGTATTAGCCAAGGCTGCGCTTTGACGATAGTCGTGCAATGCAGTCCGTGCTAAGCTCGTACTCAACTTGGTGCGATCTAGTGCCTTAGACAACTGATCCTGAACACTAGCCTGCCTGATGGCCCCTTGCGATAACTGAAGAAGCTGTTGTGATAAGGACGCTACATTTTGAGCAAGACCCGATACGGAATCAGCACCAGTAACAGATGCATCAATACCTAATCGCGCTGTGAGATCACCTGTGTCAGACATAATTTAGCCAATAGTAATTATCGCATATTAGGGCAATTAAAGCAAAGAAATAATTTTTAAGATTAATCATTGGAAACAGGAACTTGCTCATAGCCCAACCCGAATCCCATTTGGCGAATATCGTGTGAATTCGCAGCAACAATCGGTGCGGGATCATACCAGTCATCATCGAAATCAACTTCAGCACCCTGAGAGGCTGCGGCGATTTTCATAGCAGTGCTTGTTTCATTCATAGCTGCTCTATACAAAAGAAACAATTCGTTTAATGTAAGACTCGATTCAAGGAGATCAAAATTAATCCATGCACCAGTTTTTACAAAAACTTCGGATTCATACTTTAGAAGAGGAAGATCCTCCCATGACTGGGAGGATGCACTGTCTCCCTCTTCGCCTAGAAGGAAGGGTCTGAACCCATCGCGGCTGACATAAGTTCACCAAACGAACGCAAGTCAAGCACATCTTCCAGCTTCTCTTTATCATTACCCAACTCTGGGTCTACTGCTGCCAAGGCGATACCGGCTGCTTCCACCATGATGTCAATATCTTTGTCATCAAGCGTATCTTCGCTCTTGAGATCCTTTACGACTTTCATAAACTTTCTAAGGTTACGAATTGTTAAAGGCTTAATTACTCGTGTTTTGCCATCTGCAAATACAATTTCTGTACCGGCAAGAATGTCTTTATTTTTTTCGCTCACTTTACCATCCTTTATTTGTTAACAGGTTTGCCCCTGTATATTAAGTTTATCACAGAATATACAGGGGCATTGCCTTTGCTAAATTATTTTTTTTACTTAATTATTAGGTTTGATCGACGATCTTACCGTACTCGTAACCAGTGTCTGCCACTGTTGGCAAAATTCTAAAACCAACTGTGAACATTGTTGCTTCTGCTCGCTTCATTGCGATTGTCGATGATTCCATCGAAATTGCACGTTTTGTGTAGAATGATCTGGTCTTTGTTGCGCCAGCTGTTGAGCCTGGTGCTGTACCTGTTACAACAAGTGCCTTCTCGTAAGGAATTACTCCCTGTGCGCCAAAGTTAAATGTTGCGGTGTTTGCACCATCTTGAGCGGATGCGATATCCGATGCATCGTAGTTCCATGCTGTCGAAAGGTTTGTCAAGGTTCCTTCTGCAAGGGTTGTCTTAACCATTACCTTAACTTTCGACTGAATGATCTTTGCGGCATCGCCAAATTGATCGATTTCGATGTCAACCATATCTGGCTCCCACGAGATTTCCAAACCGTTTTGTGTTGCTCCAATGTCAGCAAAGTTGTTCATTGCTGAAATGGAAACTGCGTTAGCGTTTGTACCAAGTTTAATGGTTGCCTCGCCAACGATAATGTTAGAAACATTAACTGCCATATTACTTCCTCCTATTTATCCAGGCGGAATATTTTCCTGCCCTTCTTGTCTCGCCATTTGGCGATCCTATCTATATCTTTAGCATTGACTTCGCCAAGACGATTGCCAATACCGAGACCTTTATTCCATTCAAATTCGTAAACAGTGTTACGAAGCTTGACGACATAACCAGAGCTTTTGCCAATGTATGTAATAGTACTATACTTCATATCCTATTATTTTACCATACCTCACTAGACATTGCAGATTTTAAAGTCTAAATTCATTCTGTACCAGCCTTCTTTTTCAAGAGGGGCTACCAAGCTAGAGCCAGTTTGGTATGAAGAAAGTATTCTAGAGTTAGCGCCAGTAATACCGCCAGACTGGGCGACTTGATCCCCGACGCTCAATATGTCGATTATTCTTTCTGCGATCTTAAACAGCCTGTCCGCATCGGTGTCAAAGATCGAATACCGAATACTGTCTTTTCTCATCCAATAGGCCTCCACATTGGGAACCATTGGTTGATAATAATATATAACAAATGGGGCTGGCTCTCCATTTGTCGCAATCACTGGGAAGAAGTTCATTACTTTACCCGCAATATTTGACAAGTCAGAGTCCGCTTTGAGTGCGGTGTTTACGCTGTAGGCAGTAAGATTAAGAGACATTCTTGCCACCAGTATTTCTAGCCAAGGCTATTCTTATATTACCCAAGACCATTTCCGAGATTGGATTTTTAAAATAACTAAGATCAGCTCCTGTTGTATTTTTAAAATATTCAACATCTCCTGGGTTCAAAGAAATCTCCATCCCGGACTCTCCTGTAATTTGACTTTCAACATTTAAAAAAATCTCACCGTACTCTTGAGTAATAATCTCGACAGCCGAAGACTCGCTCGCCATCAAGCCCTCTGCGACTGCCGACTGTATGTCGATGGGGAGTGCGTCTACTTTATTAGACATTGCTCTAATGGTTTCCAATCCAGTGACTTTCATTACTGAACCTCAACCACTCTTCTTAGAGAGACTATGATATGATGCTTTCTGCCAGAAAAACCGAACTTAGGCTGTATCGATACAATCTCGAAAATATCACTCTCAATCACATTTGAATAGCGATCAATTATGTTTGTAATCCTATTGTCATACGCAATATGTGTAATATTTTCAGAAGGAATAATTGCTTCGTATCTTGCCAAATTTTCTTGGTAAGGGACAAGCCTTCTGTCGCTAGAGCCAGTGGATTGAGTCGTTGGGGCTTGGAAGTGCATCTCGATAGTGTCCACTAATGCATATGCGGGATACTGCTGCCCGGCATCATTTGTTGCAAATGTTTTTTGATAGATATCACATTTGTGATAGAATCGAAAATAAGTCCCATTTGACATTACACAACATAATCCATAATGAACAGGGTGTAGTCCATCAGCAAAACATCTGCGTCAATGTTTCCAGTGGATTCATAAAAATTATCACTAGTTTGATACTTGACTATATCCATATCTACGGAGTGCAATCCATGCCTCCTGAATTCCGAATCATTATTCATCATATCTTCCAGCAGAAGATCGGCTGCTTGCTCAATATTGTTAGGAACAAACTGCCATCCAAAATCCCCCTCAATTGTGAAGAAGTCATCTGACCTAAACTTAGCCGTTGTAATAATTGTTTGAACGCTGTCAAGAGTTGATCTTCTATATTCAATATAATAAGAGCTCCCAAAATTGTGCGGTTCTTTTGACTTCTGGATACTGGTATATGAAGGGTCTGAAGAATCGAATAGCGTCGCCTCATCATCTTCACCGACATTCATAGTTACTTTCGTTAAAGTATCTACTGGGTAGGGGAGATGAAGGGATTTCTTATTGGTTCCAGATATAACAAATGACTTATCCAAGTAACGATCAAAACTTTGCCCGCAAAATGTATTGATGATGTTCCGGACTTTCTTCTCCATCTTGTCAAACTTATCAAACCAGTCGTTTTCGAGCTCTGGGTGATCCTCAAAGAAGGCATCAGCCGTGATGTAAGGGGTGTAGACATTTATATATTGAGATTTCGTATAAGAAGTGCCAGATACAGTATATGTAAAATCAGCACGATGCCTACCTGCTGAATTAAGGACATAATGCCCAGAAGCTTGCTGTCCATATGTTATTGTGTAAACTCCAGCAGATATTCTTGTTGCTGCGGTCGGGCCGGTTACTAAATTTCCAAACTCATGATACAAACTAACAGATACTGCGTTCGATGTAGGGTCAGAAGGAAGCGTCAGAGTTAGTGTCTTGCTTGTGTCAATCTTTACATCTTCCATAATTCAATTATAACAGTATTACTGTTTTTCAGCCTTTAAAAAGTCTGCATTACCAATGACACTTCTAAGTCATTAATTTTATTAGTGACATTCTGTGTATTTAAAATCCATTTCTCCCCATCCCATGTCCATGTTTTAGCACCAGAAGAATGCTGATCATTTAAACTGGGGTTGGACGGGAAGTTAATGGCAGTCATGGTTAATATCCATTATAGATTATATAATGTCTTTTTACGAACATAAGTGGAATATAAAATCATTATCCAATTACCAAATTTCCTGATGAGTTAAAAGAAAGAAAAGTGCCATTGATTAATTAGGAAAAGATATTTCTACCCATTCCTGCTCGTCTTCGTCCCATGCATACATCCCCTCTTCTGGGTAAGCAACTGGGGCTTCCCATTCAGTGGTTTCTTCGTTGAGAGTCCATGATGGAAAAGGTTTCGGGGCAATAAAAGCATCATGAGCACTTGAATAGGTATAACCAATGCCAGCATAACGACCTCGCATGTTACCGTTATAAGATGTTTGTTTCCAAGTACCGCCAAGAAGATTGCGGCAAAAGTCGGCTCCCTTAGTCTCTGATTCGTCACCGTTCTCATCGAGCAATTCATTATTAGATACTACGATTACTCGCAATACAATGTTGTCTTCACCAAGTTCAGCAAAATGTGCCATCTATATTCTCCTATTATTAGTAATATCTTTTATAATATCAAAAATTCATTGATCTGTCTACCACTTATAAAGTGATACTTCCTGATGCAGTGAAAGTATATATCCTAAACCCGCCAGTGGTTGCTATGGTTGGTGAGCCAGTTGTTGCAGTTGCGAGTGAGAAAGTGTCGGGATAGCGAAGAATTACTACACCAGAACCACCAGCGGCACCGACTATTTGCGCCCCTTGAGAAACACCACCGCCACCACCGCCACCAGTGTTTGCTGTACCAGCAACAGCCTGCGCTCCGCTCAAAACTCCTCCATTACCACCACCACCTGAACCACCTGTTCCACCGCCATCATCACCTGAGCCTGCACCGCCACCCGCACGAGTCACGGCACTTCCAGTAATAGATGATGAAATACCAGCACCACCATTTCCGTTTGTTACGCCAGCATTACCCGCTGCTCCAGCACCTCCACCTCCACCTCCACGATAGGGAGAGGCAGGATTGCCATTACCGCCTGAATAACCTTGACTGGCAGTTCCAGCCGCACCTAAATGTAAATTGCTTCCTGACCCAGCAGGACCACCACCACCACCTGAACCTCCAGTTGCGGGTGCAACAGCAGGGCTCAACCCACCACCCTTGCCTCCAGCCGTAGAGGTAATTGTTGAAAAAACCGAATTGACACCAGATGTATTTACTGCACCGCCAGCACCCACTGTCACCGTATATTGAACACCAAGTGAGAGGTCCAGAGGGCTTTCTAGCGTACCCCCTCCACCAGTTGATTCACCTGTGACAGACGAGCGATAACCACCAGCACCACCACCGCCTCCGTTATTTGCGCTGGTAGCACCAGAACCACCACCACCTCCGCCAGCAATAACGAGATATTGAACGGCAATAGAGCTTATAGGAAAATTACCACCCATCTTTGCTTTTACATGTTTATCAAGCGTCCAGATTCCAGAGGCTGAGGAGGAGGAAGGAAAATCAGGCATTAGAAGGTTATACTCCCCGAAGCAGTGAATCTATAAACTCTATAACCCGTTGGGTTTGTTATTGTAGGGGAACCAGTTGTTGCTGTTGCAAGAGGGAATGTGTCGGGGTAACGAACAATCACAACACCCGAACCACCAGTACCTCCAACACTGCAGCAATAACTCCAGCCTCCCCCTCCTCCGCCACCAGTGTTTGCAGTACCAGCAACAGCACCATGCTCTGCGCCCGCACCGCCTCCGCCTAAACCGCCAGAGGCTCCAGCACCGTCTACCATTCCTCCGCCACCACCAGCGTAATAAAGCGCAGTACCTGTTATTGACGATTGCACACCTATTCCGCCAGTTGCGCCAGAACCAGCAGCCCCTGCACCGCCACCACCGCCACCGCCTTGCCATGACGAGGTTGCACCATTATTTCCCTGCCCTGCTGTTCCAGAGCCCGCAGCACCGCTTCCCCAGCCCGCATAACTTGCACCACCACCACCTGAACCACCAGAACCAGCATTTGTTGATGGGTTTGATGTTGCACTTCTACCACCACCAATTGCCGTCTGTCCAAACCCAGCACTATTTTGACCGTTTGATCCAGCGGCGGTAGGACCAGCCCCTGCTCCACCACCGCCAACAGTAATTGTGTAAGCTGTTCCAGCAGTAATTGCCGTATTACCAGCGAGTAAACCGCCTGCTCCCGCACCACCAGCTGTTCCGCTAGAACCACCACCGCCGCCCGCTACAATAAGATACTCAACAGAGCTCGGGGCCATCGCTGGAAAATTATTTCCCATCTTTGCTCGTCTTTGTAATTTTAAAGTCCAGCGACCAGAGGCGGATGAAGAAGAAGGAAACTGTGCCATTAGAAAGTTATGCTCCCAGAACCAGTGAAGGTATAAATTCTGTATCCACCTGTTGTTGTTATGGTTGGGGAACCTGTTGTTGATACAGCGGCATCGAAGGTGTCTGGATAGCGTAAAGCAACAAAGCCTGAAGCGCCATTTCCACCAGCACCCGCACCGCCGCCTCCTCCGCCTCCACCACCAGTGTTTGCTGTAGCAGCACCACCGTTTGCGTTTCCACCTCCGCCTGCACCACCAGCCCCTCCACCAGCATCCCAAGAGCCACCACCACCACCACCACCACGAGTAACGGCGGAGCCAGTTATTGGCGATGATACGCCTACGCCTCCGGTTCTATTTGCATGGTTTCCGCCAACTGCGCCAGCACCACCTCCTGCACCACCGTTGTAATTAGAACAACCACCACCGCCTGCGTAGCCCTGATTCGCCGTACCAGCACCACCGCTTGCACAATAGCCAGTTCCACCTCCAGAGCCGCCAGAGCCGCCATTGCCATAATCTCCACCGCCAAAACCACCGCCTGTAGAAGTTATTGAGGCAAGAACAGAGTTTTGCCCAGCCGCACCTGCATACCCAGCAGAGCCATTTGTATTACCCGCTCCACCACCGCCAACAGTGACCGTATATGAAGTGCCTGGGGTAATACTCAGGGCAGACTCTGCTGCGGCTCCACCGCCAGAAGTAGCTCCAGATACCGAAGTTCGGTATCCACCAGCACCACCACCTCCACCATGTCTTGAACCTCCACCGCCACCGCCTGCTATCACTAAATATTCAATTGATGACAGAGGTATGTACATTGTAGGAAAATTGCTGCCCATCTGGGCTTCTCTTTGGTCAATCAATGACCATATATCAGAAGCCGAATTTGAAGATGGGAACTGTGCCATTTACGAAATTTCTTCGTAACTGCACACGGCTTCAAGGTCAGAGTTAGCACTTGCTGTGAGTCGCAAAGAGTCTCCTTCTTCAAGGTAAAACGCTTTTGAAATAACATCTAAAACCGCATCTGCTGGAACAACAACAGTGTTCACAATACGATATGCGGTTGATGAACGGAAGATATCAACAGTGACATCTGCATTATTTGTTCCGTCAACATTGGAGATATAAAGAGCGTTAACTTTAAATACCTTGCCCGAGTTGCTTGCGGTACCAGTAACCGTGATTGAACCAGCCATAGCAGAGTGGTTTTGGCAAACATAGTAGAGAGTGTCTGGCGCATCAGCAGGAACCTGATAGGTGATATAGCCAAGCTCGGTTCCGTTATTTGTAATGCCAGAAGTTACGATATTGGCTGCGTTATACGCACCCGTCGATGTCTGAATCCAAAAAGGATGTCCAACTGCGCTTACCCGAATTGTGTAAGTTGCACCACGGACAACAGAAATAGTTGCGTTGTTTGAGCCTCCAACTACATATGCAGATGAGCCGCTGGCGGTAACAACAATTGTTGTGCCTGCGCTACTACCCTCGTTTTTGACGATAGGTGTAGCCGTAGTTGTAACAGCAAGAACTGCTGTTTTCCCTTTGATGTTTGTTACGCCTACGATATTTGGTGCTGACATTTTATCCTCCGAATACTATTGCCATTGCTATGGCTTTTCCTGTTGAAGCTTTTGTATTCAACTGTGTTTGAATTGCACTTGTTACACCGTCAAGATAACCGATTTCTGTATCAGAAACATTGGCAATGATTGCCTGTTTATTATCCAACTGTGTTTGAATTGCAGAAGTAACCCCATCTAAATACCCAATTTCGGTTGATGTAACATTAGCAATTGATGTTGTCGCTGGAAGAACAATTGTCCCTGTGAATGTAGCATTTGCAAGAGGAGCTTTAAGATCCAATGCTGTCTGTGTAGCATTTGAAATTGGTTTACCAAGGTCTGTTGTGTTATCAACACTTCCAAGACCGACCATTGTTTTTGTAATACCCGCAACATTTCCTGTAAAGGTAGGATCAGCAAGTGTTGCAAATCCAGAGATAGATGCACCAGCAGGAATTGTTACCGTTCCAGTAAAAGTAGGGTCTGCTAGCGGTGCTTTAAGCGCAATAGATGTTGTTAGCGTTGACGAGAGTGTGTTATTATTAGCAAGAGAGCTTGCTATCTCTCCAAGAGTATCAAGAGTCTCTGGTGCTGAATTTATCAAATCTCCAATAACCGTTTTTACATAAGCAGTCGTTGCGATCTGTGTATTATTTACTGTGTTAGCGGCAGTTGGGGCTGTTGGCACCCCAGTAAGCGCTGGGGATGCAATGTTGGCTTTTAAAGCAACTGTATTTGAAAGAGTACTGACATTGGCAGACAGGGTTGTAACTGTATTTGAAAGAGTACTGACATTGGCAGACAAGGTTGTGACAGTATTTGAAAGAGTACTTGCATTACCTGAAATGTCTGTTACGGTGTTTGATAATGTACTTAGATTTGCAACTGTTGCATAAACTGTTGGGGATACCCACTCTAAACCAGTTGTAGTGGATGAGTTTGCAGTCAACACCTTTCCATCAGTTCCAACAGGAAGGCGCACAGACCCTGAAGTGCCTCTTGCTAAAATATCTCCCTTTGTTGTTAAGGTTGTTGTACCACCTTCTGGACCTGTGGGGCCAGTGGAGCCAGTTGATCCTTGTGAGCCATCCGCGCCGGAAGTTTCCACCCAGAAACTATCATAATAAATAAATGTTTTTCCAGTGTCTGATTCAAACCACAGATCACCCTCTGATGGCGATGCTGGTGGTGTTGTAGCAATTTCTATACTGCTAGTACCTTGAGCAGATAACGCAGAGCTTAATATAGAAATTGCATTACTAGAATTCTTATAATACAAAATACCGTCAGCATAGTTAATAGCAAGCTCCCCCACCTCAAGTGAAGTGGGGGTGCTGTTTGCTGTTCCTGAATTTTTTAATTTAATTACATTAGCCATTCAAGCCTCTTATTTAGAAAGTACCGCCATCAATAGTAGCAGTGTTCGCAGCAAGCGCTGTGAGTTGCGAGCTGAAAGCTTGAACATCCGTACCAATAGCAAGACCTAAAGCAGTTCTTGCATCTCCAGTAGTTGTTGAACCAGTTCCACCGTAAGCGATACCAATAGCAGTACCTTGCCATACACCAGTACCAATTGTTCCTACAGATGTAAGGCTTGAAGTAACAACGCTTGAAGCCAAAGTTGTATTTGAAAGTACTGCCGATCCGCCAATATAAAATGACTTACCAGCGACAATATTGAAATGCTCAGAAGATGTCCAAGCATCGGTAGCATCAACCCAATTTAATGTCTTATCTGTTGCACCTTTGATTGTAAATCCAGCACCATCAGCAGTAGTATCTGTCGGTGTTTCAACATTAGCAAGAACAATATTCTTGTCCTCAACAACAAGTGTTGCTGTGTTAAGAGTTGTTGTATTACCATTAACAATCAAATCTCCAGAGACTGTAAGGTTATTTGAGATAGTAACATTAGCTGGAAGGCTAAGCGTTACTGCACCAACACCAGAGTTTGATACTGCAATTTCATTTGCAGTTCCTGTCAGACCCGTTACAAGGTTTGTTGCTCTATCACTAACTTGTGAAGCAGTGATTGAAATCGATGTAGATACCGCATTGGTCAAGCGACCCTGGGCGTCAACAGTGAATGTTCCAACTGAGCTTGCGTTACCATAAGTTGCTGCTGTAACAGCGGTATTGTCAAGATTAATTGTTAATGTATCGGTATTACTTCCTATCGACGAAAGACCGGTACCGCCAGCAATTGTTAAGGTATCTGCGCCAGATGTGATCGTTTGATTGAAACCGCTGTCTCCAGATACAGTAAATGCTGTAGCAACATTAGCTATAGCGCCATCAACATAAAGCTTAGTAGCAGCATGACCGTTTGCGGTTGGAGTAGGGACAATTGTGTTTCCACTAAAAGTCTTGTTACCAGTGATTGTTTGTTCACCAGTCAAGGTGATAAAAGCACCAAGACCACCGATTGCTTCAACAGTAGTTGCGGTTCCACCTACACCACCAGACCCTTTACCGTAGTAAAGAATGTTATCTACTTCGTTAAATGCTAATTCCGCATTCTCTAAACTTGTAGGTGCACCAGCATTGCCGGTCGCCCTTCTCTTGATTCTTAGCGTATTCGCCATTAGTAATTCCCTCCATCAACTAAAAGATTGGCTGCACTGTGGACATGATCTGCCCTAGCCGCCAAGTTACTCACACCCACAACTCCACTTCTAGCGACATCGGTAACCGTTGTTGCTAAACTTAAACTTGGTATATTAATTGTACCACTAGATTGGCTTAATACAGTAGTATTAATTACCTGAGAGACATTGGAGACATTACTCGTACTGATTTGAACGGTTGTTGCATCAGCCATTACCTTGTAACCTCACCTATCACGGCAACACTCCCCTTCAGAAGTGTTGTAACAACAGCGCCATTTGTTTCCTGGAAATCATATACATACGACCCGGATGCTATGTTTGAAGTAATATTCGGTGCCAAACTAAACACAACAACGCCGTTAGCGCCATCTGTTATTTCAGTAGAAAATGTCGCCGTAATTGCATCAGAAGAGCTTCTTTTTCTAATTTGACCAGCATATGTTCTAGTTGAAATATTTATAACCGCATTCGCGCTACTCTTCAAAGACAATTGATGAACATAAGTATCACCTTGATAAATTTGAATATTAACTGTTGCAGCCATAATATCTCCTATAAGATATTATCAAAGATCAGTTATGCCAGCAATGCAGCCCATGTAGGCTGATCGACATCACCAGTAACTGGGATACCTTTTGCTTTCTGGAATTGCTTAACAAGTCCTTGTGTTTTAGGGCCGAAATCTCCATCAGGTTTGCATTCAAAACCATGCTTATTCAATAATCTCTGTGCCTCTCTGATATCCAAACCTTTTTGACCTAAACGAATAACAGCCTTACCCGCTGCAGCCGCAACATTGGCTGCGGGAGCTGCTGCCTTCTGTTCTGCTGCAACTTTCTGTTCCGCAACTGAACCAAATACACTACCCGGCTTTGGATTACGAGCAACATAGTCTTTCACTGCTTGCGGTACTGCATCACCACATACATAACGAATATGCCAAGGCTCTGAAGGAACAACTTCCCAACTCCACCCGAACTTTTCAACATTGGCAATCAACCAATTAATTCTTTTTTTCTCTGAAGCATTAGCAATATCAACAGCCAAGCCGAGATTGTGCTGAGACTTACCTGGTGTGGCAAGCATCGCCATGCCTTTCTTCAAATACCAAGTCTTACCTTCAAAAGTTTTTGTTGAACCAGTTCCCGTATCTTGAAGACTGTAGCGACTTAAAAAGCCAGCCTTTTGACTGTCGTAACTACGATATAAATCGCCGCTACTCGTGGGCTTGAGCTCTACGCCATCAGCCTTTGCTGCCTCAACCATTGCATTCCAAGCATCTGCTGCAAGGTAAAACAACTTGCCCCCAGTTGGAATGTCACGCAAAAGACTTGCGTGTAGTTTGCCTGGCTCTACGCTCTTCAACGCCGCCGGCATCTTTACATCAACAATATAATCCCATTCAGTTTTCTTAGCCATTATTTAATCTCCTCTTTTTTCTTTTCAACTTTTGAAAAGACACGATCAATTTCGTCTAGACTAAGTTTACCATCATCTAGGAATGCTCGTGACAGTCCTTCAATGACAGTTGCTACGCCTGCGATGCCCGCCATGAAAATTGCTTTCCATAGCGGGACACCCGCAATCGTACCGGCACCGACAACACCCAAGCCAGAAGCCGCAAATGTTGCAACGATTCTCAGGAGGATGTTTTTAATCTGTGCCATTTTAAATATTACTTCTTTCTACCAAAAGCTGCGTCGTTTGGATTCAACCAACGCATGATAACTGGAGCCAAGGCTGCAAGACCTGCAGTAGCAATTGCTTTTGGATCTTGATTGCCTGTCATATAGACAGCCAAAGATGCACCAACGAACGACCGCGCCCATGACGCAAGCATTTTCTTATTATTCTCATTTAACAAAGTAGACAAAAGACCACCTCCTTGCCCTAATGGGCTGATACCCATTATATCTTAGAGTTATTTATTCGTCATTCTTTAGAATTTCATGCACATAATGCACAAGAATAGCAATTACAGTTGATATTCCAGCAAGTCTTTGAGTTGTACCAGACAATGTAATGTACACAACAAAGCTACCAGCAAGGGTAAATACTAAAGCAGCGGTTATATCCCACATTTTTTTAGTAAAACCAAACCAATTAAATTTCTTCATTTCTTCACCCTCCTTTATATAATACTTGAAAATACTATTTTTTGTAAACTCTTCGCCATCATCATCCTCTGGACCCGCAATTTCTCCAGAAGGTTCATTGCCAGAATCCTCTTCCTTTCTTGAACGACCCTCTCCGCCTGAAGATCCACCCGAACCACCTGAGCCTCCACCAGAGCCGCCGCTAGACCCTCCGCTAGACGAGCCAGCAGAGCTTGCGCCCGCAATCACCGTTGCTGCGGCTGCAGCTGCAGCAAGCACTGTCTTGCGAGTTCCTACATCAATGTCTGATCCAGTTGGAACATAATCATCAAACCCGTCACCATAAATGTCAATTTCCTCTTCAAACGATTCTTTCACTTCAGCAGGAGCGTCAGTAAGCACCGCAGCAAGATCCGACTTCTGCTCCTCTGTAAACTGATCTGGCTCAATAGCAGCAAACACTGCTGCAACTTGCTCAGCAGGAAGTTCTTCAAAGTTCCCGTTTTCAATAACCGCAATTGCCGTATCTGGATCAATTGTCTCTTCACTGATTGCATCAATTACATTCTCTAATGCTTCAACTGATTCAATGTTCTCAATAACACCCAGCACCTCTTCTGCCGAAAGGCTGTCTAGGATTTCCGTTAACTGCTCTACAGATACTTCTTCAAAAACCTGATCTAGTTGCTCAACAGAAAGTGTGTCAATTAAATATATGACATCTTCTAGGGGAGCGTTCATGATCTCGTCAATGACTTGACCAACCTGCTCTTCTGTTAATGCCTCTTCAGTTATAACAATTTCAAACTCTGGAATGAAAGTATCAATAATTTCAGGTTCTATGATTTCGGTATCTATGATTTCAAAGTCTGGCAAACTGGTGTCCACTTCAACTTCTTCTAAAATTGAGTCTACGGGTTCAAACTCAGGTACCGTAATTGCTGGTTCCTCAATTACCACTTCAATCTCAGGAAGGGGCTCAGAGGGCTCTGGGAGCTCCACTGTTGTATTTATAGTTGGATACTCAATGACAGGGGGCTCTGGAGTATTTATAACAACTGTGGTTGTTATAGTCGCTATAGTCGTTGTGGTGGTTGTAGATGTAATAGGTTCAGATGTTGTTATGTCAATAACTTCTTGAGGACCATACAGGCAATTCCCAACCCCTTCCCCCACACATGGAGATGTACCTGCTTGAATTTTAAATCGCACAGAGCCATAGCCAGTTTGTGAGGATGTGTTGATTGTGTAAGTAGTGTTTGCGCCATATGTCCAGACACCCCAGCCGCCAGACTCTACCCCGTTATTCAAATCATAAAAAAGAATGTTATACATGTATGGCTGTGTGTTGCTTGTACTAGGTGCATCCCAATCTAGAGTTACACTTCCATTTTCATTCGCTGTAGCTGTTAAATTTTGAATTGAATTAAAGTAGGGCGCAATACTGGTGGTCGTGGTGGTAGTTGTAGTAGTTGTATTTGGAACTGTTGTTGTAGTGGTTGTAGTGGTCGTTGTAGTAGTTGTGCTTGTAGTAGTTGTAGACTCTTCTGTTGTAGTAGGAGCAACAGTTGGTGCTGTTTCATTATTCGGCTCAACCCCGCCGAATACAGCGCAATCACTCCCATTCTGTGCGCATCGCTGTGTTGAGCCAGCTACGCTATCAACCATCAATAGTGGGGATAGTCCTTGGTCATCTAAATTGAAAGACGCAAATCCAAGTTTGTATGTACCGCTTACAGAAACCTCGTATGTTGAAGTCTGCCAGCCAGTTGAACCAAAGGAGTTTGTTGAATAATCACCAGTTCCAGGATTGGTAAAGCCAAGAAGAGCGTAAGGCTTTGTGTAGTTATTGACTGTTATAACGGGTGTTCCAGAAACAGTTACTGGGGTAAGTGAAGTTATGGAACCATCGTTATATGGCACATAGTCGGTCCCGATATAGTTCCACGCCATTGTGTATGTAATACCAGCGGTTAATTCAACCTCACGAGTAATCCATGCCGCATCGGTTGGCTGTCCTGCCCCGTATCCAGATGCTTGCGCTTGCGATGTGAGCATGTTGCGTATTTCAGTTACCGAGTCAGCCGAAAGATCCAAGGCATCTACCGCTTGATTAAAACTTTGCTCTCCTTTTGGCTGAAGAGCTACAGCCTTACTGGCGCTATTTGGAGAAAATGTCCAGCTTCCAGCATTGACTGCTGGGGCATAATAAGGACTTGACGGACTTCCAACAGCACCTCTGGAGCCGTGAGTAAAAGTTCGTGAACCAGTAAAAATTGTTACGCCAGACCCCTGTTGGGTTATTGTGTTTCCGAGCGTTCCTGTTTGACTACCCTTATCCCAGCCAGTAAAAAGTCCATCTTCAAAACCCGCATCTGCAATGGGGGTAGAACTACCGTTTGCGCTTGTAACTGACGGAACAAATATTGAGGCAAGAGATATGATCAGGGCAGGAATGAGCGCCCACGAACCTTTTTTAAAAGATATTCGTTTCATCAAGCCTCTGGCGGATCTTGCTTATTCCTTCCTGTAGAGATCATTAGACCCGCCAGTGTTCCTGTAATAAATGTTGCAACCGATGACAAGACACCAAAGAACATTTTGTCGTTTTCTGCTTGAGCACCAATCGGCTGGGTAACGAATACAAGAGCATAAAGGATAAAAGTTGTGGTAATCAATAATACGCCGCCAAGCATGCAGCCAATAACGAATTTAAGTCGGGCATCCAATTCTTCGGGGGTTAATCTTTTTTTCACGGGGCGGTCTCCTCTGTTACTTCTACGAGCGTTGTTGACGGCTCGTTTGGATCGAATCCAAGCAAATACTTTGTGCAATTTCCATCTACTTCGCATATTGGTGGTTGACACTCCTTGTTATCCCAGTTTTCTGGATCTTGACATGAATAGCGATAACCGCCGTCATAACCACAAGATAGCAAAGTTAATGGCAACAGTAATGAAGAGATTATTGATTTCACATCAACAATTATAACTTAAAAAGTTTTAATTTGACAAAACAATAAAATCTATAGATAAATGTAGAGATGAAAAAAATACCAAATGGACACATTCAATCCAATTTAATTCCCGAATTCAATCCATGTTGTCAAAATATACTTCTCCCCTTCAAGCGGGGGGTTTCCTCTATGTGGATGGGTATATGCAGCCGGAGAGAGTAACAGACGACCGGTTTTAGGCTCCACTCTTTTCTGCTGATACAGGAACTCGGTCTCTCCGCCATAGTTGACATCATTAAGGTATAATATTACAAACATCACTCTTTTTGAAGTTAATGAATCTAATGACTCAAAATGAAATGGGTGATAACCGCCGCCGGGAATTGTTTTTTGTATCTTCATAGAAGAAATCGCCAAATGGCTCATTTGTTTACTATAAGAATACTCGTTAAGATATTTTTCGTAACAATCTTTCCAAAAAATAGTTTGAAAAGCTTCCAGTAAGGCTGGAGATTCAAGTGGGTCTATGTTGTAACGAGTAGTTCTGTCTATATCGTTTTGGTGATTAAAAGACAAAGAGCGGTCCCTGCGCTTCGTATCGCTAATATTTTCGGAGTACGCCTGTCGCATATTAAAATATTTAATCAAATCGTTGCAGTAGGATTTTTCAAAAAATCCATCAAATACGCCAATAAAATTATCTATACTATATTTTTTCATAAATCTCCTATTAAAAAGGAATCAGCCCTAGATATGGTGATTGCCTGTTTTGAACTGATGTAACATCATACCCTATCGTAATTCTGTGACCATCGAAAGGTTCTACGGCATCAACACGGTGCGGCTTATGCCCTTCTCCAAAATATATTTGTCCAACTTTATTATGTATCTCCCAATCTTCAAATACAGTAACAGTATTTTTCGGCTCAATACAGATATAACCGTGCCATTCCCACTTATGGTCATGCCACGGGAGAAGACTATTGCAGTCTTGGTAGTTCACCCATGACTGCATCCAGAGAGGTCTGTCGTTCCCGATCTCAGCGCGAACTAAAGTTTTTAACTCATTAAATAATGAATACATTAATATGTTAGTCGCAGTAACTCCGAATATATTATATTGCCTATAAAGCTTTGTGTAGTCATTAGTACCAAATATTTGCTGCAATTTGCCAGTTGACTCTTTAATGCAGTCAATAAAATTTTGCTGATTATCAATAATTAAATTTGATTTTTTAATAAATATCACTTATGCCTCAATTAAATTATTTTTTATTTCTTGCAACACAACGCTTCTCATATCTGCTCTATTAAAAAATTGATATCTTGTAATCAATTTTCTCCACCTCGGGGCATCCTTGAAATGCACAAGGGATGCGGCAATTTTATGCATTTTCTCACTTGCGTGATATCTTTTAAAAACAATTTTCTTATCCGTATCGAACTTTAAATAAACCAGCGGTTCGTTTTTTTTAATAATCAGTCTGCCATTGCCATCCCATAAATTTATTTCAAAATTAAACGGCCTATACCACTGACCGATATCAAACCCGCCTGGAACTATCGCTCCATAGTTAAGATAGTGGGTGTTGTGGAAATAGGGAGAAGTCATTAATACATTCAAAGGTTCTTCTGAAAAAAAACAATAAGACATGCCGTATTCAATAAGTAATTGATTAGTGAGGGTTGGAGAGTGCTGTAGCCTCGCGGGGATTGCGCTATGTTCAACATTATTGTTTCGCAGTCCGTCAATATTCCCATCCTTGTCAAAAGACACTTGCATATCAGCATCTGTTGGGTTTAATATAAAAAATGTATTTTCAAGATTACCCTTCACAGCCGGACAGCTCATAAAGTTTTTAGTCGCTGTTGGGGGATTGAATTTACTCAATAAGTCTTTGTATACAGAAATTGGTTCGTGATAAAAAATATCATTATTGGTGTCATTACCAATCCACGAAGGAGCCCAGTAAACAGTAATGGTATCATTTTCCTTATCCATCATTTTAATTTGGGTCCCTCAACCCAAACGACAAGAGACTTCCTTGTGCCTTCGGTAACCGGGGCAACCATATGATCGATAAATGACGGGAAGAATACAATTGAGCCAATGTTTTGCAAAATTCTATTCACTGGGTAATTATTTGAATCTCTTTCAATATAAAGCTCGCCGCCAAGGTATTCATCACGATTTGAAAGAATTACGCTTGCGGATAATTTTCGACTATGAGTTGTGCTCGCCCTGTCGCCATTGTTAGGCTTAAACATTAAATCTTTATGCCAATTATAAAAGTCGCCGTCTGGTCCATACTCCGTATATTGCATACTCGAAAATCCATATAGTTCAAATTGAAAATAATTTTCATTAACCCAATTAACAGCGCTCATTATTTTTTCAAAAAACCAGAGATTTTCCTCAACCGGATGAAGAAAGGCGCTCTTTGACTTTCTAATAGTTGGTTCAATATCGGAATTAAACAACATAGAGTCTGCCAGACCGGAGTTTTGACCAATTTTTGAAATAATGTTACACTCTTCTTCCGAAAAAACATTGTCCAATGTCATTGAGGCTAGATTGGTAGAGAGTATTGTGTTGTAGTCAAAAGACATTCTCATAATTAATGTTTTCCAGACAGAAGGTCGTAGAATTCATTAACATGCGGAGGATTTGTTTCAATAATAGATTCAGTGTTTCTATTACCAACAAAAATCTCAGCCATCTGAGCCCGATATTCTGGGTACTCTGAATAGATAAAACGATGATAGCTTTGAACAACATCAAGAGCCATTCGTGTATTAACGGGATCAAGCTTTTGATAATGGATCAAAGAATCAATCAAAAACCCTGAGTGCATTTTAAAGTCGTCAATTACTGTTTGATGAATATCAGCAAGAAGGGTTGGAATCTCATCGACCAAATCAAACAATCTCTTGCTATCCGTGAGGAAAACAATGTCGTTATTATAAACGACTGCCGGACCGTATGCTGTTGCTTTAACCATGTATGATTTCATAACAAAATCATATCATAAAAGCACAACTATTTCACGAAATTGATTAAAAAATCCCGGTTATCTTCAAACCACTTATTTAAGTCATAAGTAGCGCCTTCAACCAGGCTTTCGCTTAGACACATATAAACCAAGGCTTTTGCAAGAAGAATAGCATCATCAATGGAAGAGATACTCTCGTTGCTAAGATTGCCATATTCTTCATTGATAATTTCTTGCCTAGAAATGTTTAAATAGAACAAGATGCCATTAAGCATCTCGGTCATTTCCTCGCTAGTGTTTATGGATATATTTCTGCTATGCATCACCTTCCTCCTTACCCCATCTTCCTATCGGACAGGAACTGCTTGACATTAGTGTTTTAACTTTCATAAAACATCCGCACTCCAAGCATGTCTTTGTCGTTTTAAAAAAACGTGGACAATCATTACATATACTCAATCTTCTTTCAGACATTTCTTTTAATGTATTATATTTATTCATATATTAATTAGGCGTATAATCAAAAGTTTCAACAGATGTTGTCTCACTAAGGGTTGCTGGTCCGGCAATTAATCCATGCAAATTAGATCTACCAGGAGTGCCTGCGGGAGCCGTATAGCTGGCTACAGCCCCACCAGTGCTCATTTGCGCAGTAATTATTGCACTATTAGGTTGAGTATTAGCTTGAATATATGCTATATAATCAGTATTAGAAGTTGTGTTTCCAACAAGTTGTGTTGCAACAACGGATACGGAACCAGCTGTTTTTTTAACAACTTTGAAATCGTGTTTATACCATGTAGTCAGCGTTCCACCATATGTCACATAACAAGTAGAACCCGACAAACTTCCTCCCGATGGACAGTTATACGGGGCGCTTGCATTATAAACTTGCGCAGGACCGGCGAAGACCCAGCAGCAGTTATAGCAATCGCAACCAAAAGTTGCGCCGCCGCAGCCGCCGCAATAGGAATATGGACCACCAGATGCGCCGTAAGCATAATTACAATTTGAACCATAAGCAGTGCCTCCGCTTGGACAGTTATATGGGGCTGCAGAAAAAGTTGTCTTTTCCGTATGTGCGCCCCACCAGTTATTTGCATCTGTAACCCAAAATGAAACGCCGTAGCCGGAGCCAGATGAGGAAGCTGTTGATTTAACAACAACATCTTTAGTGTTTGTATCAACTGTCGCAACTGGATAGGACGAGGCTGCTGTAGTTGAGTAGGCTTTATTCCCGGTGATACCCCATGTACCACTTGTCGCAACCCACTTTGCTGTTGTTTGAGGAAGAGCTGTAGAACTATTCGTTGCAGTAAAAGTATCCTGAAAAGCTTTTAGCTTAGTAGTGAGTACTTTAGAACCTACTGCTCCAATTGATTTAATACTGCTATAGATACCCATAACCCCTCCGTAATTAGTAGTTAACGCTTCCAGCGCCAAACACAGTCCAAGCTGATCCTGTTCGGAGGAGGTTGAATGTATAAATGTCAATCTTTCCAGCTCCTGATGTTGCAGCAACTGCAGCACCACCGCCCCACTTAATAGTTTGAGCAGAGCCATCAATCTGGAAGGCGCTTGGGTAGTAACCTGTAGAGCCTTGTGTGATGATTGCTGTGAAGGTAATAATTCTATCGTTGGTTGTTGGAACACCTGTTAAGTTAATAGTAAAGTAACAGGTG